ATCATCAAGGCGCTCGACTTAGCCAATAAAGCCACATACGGGGACTAAGCCATGGTTAGCACATATACGCCAAATAAAAATATCGAGAAGCCTGGCAATAACGATTATATCGACACCTGGGACGTGCCGGTAAACAATAATTCTGACATCATAGATACTGCTTTTTCGGGCACACACATTGTTAGCTTGACTAGCAGCAACGTCACATTGACGCAGGACGAAGCCCAGAATGTTTGCATAAAGCTGACAGGCACTCTGACAGCCAATGTGACTGTGTATTTCCCCAACGGTGTGGCCGGATTCTATATTGTCGATAATTCCACAAGCGGAAGCTATACAGTAACATTGTCGTCTGCCGGTGGTGGTCCATATTCTGCGGCTGCTGTCCAGAACGCGAACACTTTCATTTGGCACGATGGAACAGACGTTTTTCTGGCAGACAACGCGCCAATCACTGGCGGCGTGGGCATTACAGTAGCCGGGACCAGCGTAGACTTAGATGTGCCCGTAGCCGTGGCATACGGCGGCACTGGCAACACCGTCTACAGCAATGGCCAGATGCTGATTGGTAACGCCAGCGGCGGCCTGACCAAGACGACGCTCACCGCTGGCTCGAACGTAACCATCACCAATGGTAATGGCACTGTGACTATTGCGGCTTCAGTTACGCCAACTACTGGTCTGAGCGGTAACGTTGCGTGGCTTCTTTCGATTTAAATTGATTGGCCCCGGAGTGTAGTAGCACAATGCGTGATGTTCAGCGCAGTATGATCGCTTGTATATAGTTTCAGAACAGTATCGTGTCTGGATACCGTTTGGTTCCTCAATTATGTATCTGCAGTGGTTGGATCCAAGATCTGTTACTATTTTGCCATGTCTTTTTTGCGTGGCTTCTTCATTCTTTAGCCGTTTTTGAATAACAGCCTCTTTTATTTCTTTCTTTGTTTTCTTCCTGTTTATGATTTTTTTCTTAGGTGGCTCATTCTGTGGGCCATGATTTCTCAAAATTATCCCTTGTTTTCGAAGTCTAAAAAGTCGTCCCATTACGGCGTTTCTAGTCTTTCCAACGTGTGAACCAATCAAGGTCGCTGATATACCTTCATTCCACATCTCAATCATGATTTCGTCTTCTTCGTTCATTTTCATTTCCTATCTTTCTATTAGCTTCTTCCACCATTTACGCACCAACTCCGGTCCTAGCTCAAAAAATAACCATACAATCATTAAAATGATCGCTAGGTCAATGAACATAAGAAAAATAACAGCCAGGAATATCAAAGTTGACAGCATCATTCTTCTCCATAGTCTTTTGGTTTTTCCAATTCTTTTCGACAGGGTGGAATCCAATGAAACGTAGTTTGCCCTTTGTATCGGCCCCAAACCAACCAGCAATTCTGCGTTGCATTACCGCACTGGATACGTTCTGGTTCACCAGTATCTCCGGCGTTCTCTTCGCATTGCTAGACGGATGTAATACTGCTTGTAGCGCTCATGGCGGCGACTTAACTTGACTTTCCAGCCGCGAATACCAGCTACATGACAAGCAGCCATTTGACGCATCGTTTTCACACCCGCATCGAGGCAAGATTGCATGTGAGCAATACCAGCGGCTATCCCATAATCGCATTCTTTGAGGCGCCAAATACTATGATAACCGAGTGCCCTGGCAGACTTTGGCAGCACTTGGAATACCCCTACAGCACGCCCATGACGGGTTCGTGGCCCTACAGCACCGCAGCGATATCCGCTCTCAATTTTGGCTAGACGTAAAGCTGGGTTGACCCATTTTCTGCCTAATTTTATCTTAACTTCTGCAATTATCTTACGATAAACATACTTCTGTTGGCGGTTCATGCGCCTAGAAACTACTTTAGAAACAGTAACTTCGTAATGTATTGGCTGCGTCCAGTTGTTTGTTTTGTCGCGTGTAAAGAATTCCGCGCTCGACATCTCCTGCGCAGCGGCAGGGGTGATTGCTATCATAGTAGCAAGGATTGCATATCTCATATTAGGTATCTCCTTGTGCCCCAACCCATTATACAGGATTGGGGCATTAAGGGCTATTGTGCTTGATTTTGCACTGGGCGCTTGAAATAGTCTGGCGTTAATTTTGATGCCATTGCCCTGACTTCATCTTCCACGGCTACCGTTATTGACTCAAATTCTTTTGCAAATTGAGTCGCAAACGCAAGATATCCCATCCCATCAATGTAATGATCAGGATTTTGTCTACTTTCCTGTAGACGAGCCAGTTTATTGACCATCAAGATCATTGCCACATCGTATTTGGATATAGATTTATTCAGAACAATTGAAGCAATTTTTGCGCTTCTTTCAAAGCATTCATCAGCAGGACCATATTCTTTGCCCCGCTCAGACAGTGTTTTCGCTACGGTTGTAAGTGCGTCTGTGTATTGCATTATCGTCTCCCATAGTTGATGTTTCGTGTAAATTTTGATCTATACAGATCTGTAGACGTGTCTTGGTAGTATCTGATTTTCCCAATCAGATGCGTATTCAGGATCATATTTCCTTTGTCATCCCATATAGCCTCTCCATCTCGCGTTTCTCCTTCCTTATAAAACTGATTTACGATCAGAAAATCTTCAGAACTTAAGATTTTCTTCATTTCTTCTAGAGTTTCACATGGATGATCTATTATCACCTGATGCGAGTTAGATCCTGGCTGACCGCCCATATTTAAAGTCAGTACATATTTCATTATCCCCGCCTATCGTTTGACAATTGTCCCATCCATTTTTCGTTTCCACCCAGAGTTTTTACTACCGGGGATGGTTCCCTTCGGCCGTTTGGCGCCGATGTGTTTTTGGTGAATTCTTTTAACTTTAGCTATAAGCGGCATATCCACTTTTGCAGTATGGGTTCTGTGACACTTGCGGTGGGCCACTAACCAATTTGATTCGTCGTCTTTACCACCTGCTTCAAGCGGAATTTCGTGACTTACGTCCCATTCTTGTCCCGGAAGCACTTTCATTGCACACAAATGGCAGATGCCGCCATGAGTTAGGAATATTTTAGCTCGTTTGTTTGCTGTGATCTTTATTCTTTTCATTGTTTATCCATTCTCTTATGATTAGCGGGTCGGTAAGCATTTCTTGAGGCACCCACCACTCAAGCCCTTTGTTTTTTCTCGGTTCTATTTTCATTGCCTTACGGGCAGATATGCCACCAATTATTTTAAAGTGCGGAGCTTTACAGGTGACAAGCATGTACACGTCATCTGCATTGTCCCATTCATGGACTATTAGATGACCATCCTTATACAGGGTTGATCTGACTTGTATTTTATACACGTCTTGGCCGGTAAAGTTGTTAACGTGGAAACCCCAATAAACATTGAGGAACTTCGACACGACAAGTTCGCAACAGGCCCCATTTATGTCAGACGCCCAGTTTGATGTGTTATTGACCTTCTTATCTTTGTTTAAGTTGCGTTTCATGCTTTCAATCCGGCGCATTACCCCAACCAAAGCGGCGCTATATATCTCCTCCCAAGTCAGGGTAACGTCAACGGCCATTACAGTTTCATTTCCGCTCTTTTGGTGGCCTCTTCAGACTGTACTTCAGAAAATTTCATTCTGATGTATTCTAACTGGACCTTTTTCTCCAAGGCATCCCGACGAGCAATGACCATCTCATCGAGATACTCCTGCCATTCCTGAGATCCCTTAACGAGCATCTCGGCTTTTGAGACGGGCATGTCGCCCATCTCCGTCATTTTTCGTGAAAGATAAGCAGATTTGCTTTCCTCTCGGATGCTGGCGGCCGCATTCAATTCGACCCAGCGTTTAGCCACCAAGCGGTATTGCTCAGATAAGGGTAGATTAGTGGTATCCATCAGAATGGTATCTCGTCGTTGATGTCTTCTGTCTTGGTCTCCGGTTCTTCAACAACTGGACGGGCAACCTTCTCTTTTACCGAGAGGCTGATCCACGATAGGCCGTTGTTGGTCTTTTTGTTCCAACCGTTGATCCAATAATCAACACCACCCACCCGTATAGATCCCTGCAAGTCTGCGTGGTTTTCAGCCACTTTTTTATTATTTGGGAACATAGACCCGCTATTGTCTCGCACTTCATATGCCATTTTAATCTCCGTATTTTGCTTTGAGTAAGGAAACTTTCTCGTCCAGTTCTGCCAAGAACTTTGAGACTTCGAATTCCAGTTCGCTGATCATGTCATCATTGCGCATGACCCGCTCGCTAAAGTAACACATGTTTTCAGGCATGCGTGGATCGAAGCTTACGAAATCGACAAATTGACGACCAGTACAAGCCAATTGCCACTGCATCTGCGTCTGATACTTTGCAGGGATTGCTCCCGATAACAGTGTATCTATGTGCGTGTTCGTCTGGGGACATTTATATTCGACCAATCCTTTCAATGAACCGACCTCAACAAGCCCATCCGGCGATGCACCAGAATTCGCAATTGTGGCGTGGGGAACGAACCCTGTTTCTTCCACCAGTAGACCGGTCACAGATTCATAGTGTGCCCGTGCCGCCGGTTCAGTGTTCGTCCCCCACGTCATTGCGGCGTTCTGATACAACTCCCCCTGTGTACCGGTTAAACGCTCGCAAACGAGTTGAGCCATGTAATTTGACCTAGATGCGCCATAGCCGCTCTTAGTCTTAGCAATCACATCGGCCACACGGCTCGCGGTCACCTTACCCAGGCGGTCCGCAATCCATTTGTCAGTCCTCTGTTCCATTAAATTCCTCCGCCAGTTTCTTCAGTTCGGTGCGATCTTCGACGGATAGCTGGTCACGATCGGATTTGCTCAGACCTTTCCACCATTCCTGCAGTGCGCCGTTCTTGGCGGCAGCACGGCCTTTTTGCATCAATTCCTTTGTAAGAGATTGATTTTTAACAGGTAAGTTATCCACAGGTTTATTTGATACCGAAGCATTACCATCGTCGTCATCCGACGCCAGAGCCAAGAGGCTCATTATTCCGTAGCGCCTGGAATAAGAGATTCCAGAACCTATCCCGTGGGCATCGAATTTGCCGACCGGCATAAACAGCGTCTCTGCAATAAACTCGCCACTTTTGTGCAGGAGCATTGTTTCGACTTCAACACCGCCTTGAACGGTGCGAGGCAACTGCACAATGCTCAGACCATGCTTTTGTAGTGGTGCCTTGATCGCAGCCCTGACAGCAGCCAAGTCTGCGTACTTTGACCTGT